GGAATACGATCCCGCTCTATGTAAGTGTGACGAGGCTTTCTTATTATCCGAGTTAAAAGAGATGTGTAGAGACTACAATATCTCTTTTGGGCGTAGACATAAGAAACTATTGTGTGTAGACTTATATTTAAAGAATCACCCCCGGGTCCGGGCAATAATGGACCCGATATTAGCGGGTAGGGAATTAGTTATCCCACCGGAATATTAAGGAGGGAATATGAAAGTATATGGCATCTACGGAAGCATACCAGGTAAATTAACCGAGATTAGCACAGTAGAAGGTAAGACGAATATACGAGAGGTTCAGTACAAAGAAACGCTAAAACCCGGTACCCTCATCCGTATGAAATCCGGCAGCCAGGGATGGATAAGAGGGGAAATCGTCGAGTATTATGACGTTATCCCAGTACCATCATCAGAAAAAGAACATCCGCGTGGCGGTTATATGTACGGCGGAGGTATTACACCCGGCTACAAGGTACGTGTCCTGGAAGGCAAACATAAAGGGGAAGTCCTTAATATGCCGATGAACTATATTGAGGTTATCGGAGGCGTCTCCGGCGGTAAACAAGGAACGCAGTTTCCTCATGTGACTCAGAAAAAAACCGTGCTATATCCACATAAAGGGTGAGCTGTGGCTAAACAACCGTTATATCCACATAAAACACCGAGTCAGTTATCCTTAGAAACCATACACATTATCAAAGATACGTATGGTTGGAATGATTACGAAGCACTTCTATTCCAAGTAGGTTATGAACATCCCGTCGTGCCGGAAGGTATAGGTGGGAAGGTATTGGCGGGTGAAGTATTGGCAGGGATAGATAATATTGGTACAATAAATTATGTCTTCATCCATTCACGGAAAGAAGGATATATTGCCGAAATTCATGTAGAGAAACTATATTTGAGAAGAGGATGGGGTAGAAAACTGCTAGAGTTTGCTATTAACGATATGAAAAAGCAGGGTATTACTAAGGTTGCCGCTGGCGGTGTAACTCAGATGGGATACTATCTTTTTAAATCACTGGGCTTTTCTTTCATTAATGAGACAGAACCTTTTGAGGCAGCCAAGAATATATGAGTAAAGAAGTTCTATTCCCTCATATTTATCATCAAGGGGCCAAACCACCCAATATAGATAAGTGGGATGTAGAGATGTTTCAGCAGTTTCTTTACCTTGCTCAGAATGAAGGCACAACCCGGATAAAAGTAGTAGCGGGGAATAAGAGTGGCGAATATGTCGTCAATGTTGTACCTTACGGACCAAGAATTACCACTCCACGGAGGACTTAATTATGGCTAAAGAAATCAAAGGTACGCTATCCAATATCGTAACCAATCCCGGTGGCAAGTTACCACGTATCGAGCAATTAGGCATCATGCGGGTTACTGACGGACCTCCCTTACCTATATCAATGGGAATCAAGTGGCCCTCCTGGTTGAGTAAGAGAATGAAAGAACAGTGGCCGGGGGTACCGTTCCCCAGAGAATGGGGTGAAAAGACTATGAAATACCTGCCTAGTGGCGTGGGCACTGTAGTCAATAATGTCATTGATAGTCTAGGATTATAGATAAGGAGCAAAGTATGTCGGGAGCTACAAAAAAAATCGAAGAGGCAGCTAAAAGTTTGGAGGCCGGCCTGATTAAGAAGGCTGTGCTACTAACGGATTCGTCCAAGACAGAAAAGGCGCATAAAATAGTCGTGGATATCGCCAAACAATGTGTAGCCAATAAAGAAGACTGTAAAGATTTTTGCAAGGAAGGAGCGGTAAAATTGAAAGACATGATAACACCTACTACGGATAATAATGACGATCTGGAGGAGATACTGGCAGAGGAAGAGGGACGCACACAAAACGCACCTTCGTCACAAGAATCACCTCCGTCACCAGACGCACCAACGTCACCTGATAAACCTGTCGCTGAGATGTCAGATGATGAGGCTTTTAATAATTGCGAAGAGTGTAATATTGCTGCGGCTGCCGCAACCTTTGTCAAGATAGCTCAGAAAGACGAATGCGATGGTAATAAAGCATTAGCGAAACTTCAGCCCTGTGTCGATGACAATATGACCACTCCGGAGAAATGGTTGAAGACCATGGCCGAAGTTGCTGAGAACGCTACCTGTGACAAATTAAAGTATGGTGAAGTGCTGGGGGAACTGACTGACTATCTACAAAAGAGGGATAGCCCGATATTAAAGAATCTTGATAAACCAGTGTGAGGATGATAGGTGGCAGAAACCCTTTATCCGCATATACCCAAAATCTATTTCGACGTACTACAAATAGTAAATGAGAAAGTAGCCGCCGCTTTTAAGTCTACGGCTAAAGAAGTGCAATTTGAATTTGTGTCATTCATACCATGCGAACAAAAGAATAAAGTCGCTTTAGGCAGGATATTTCTTAATGTAACACCGCCACAAGTTAAACTTGTTCTGAGACCCGGTTGGCCTAACACAGCCGTCCATGAAATCGTACATCTCTATGACCCGTATGCCTCCGAAAATAAAGTAGAGGCACTAAGTCTTCAAGTCGCTAAGTATTTGAAGGCATGGAGTTAAACTATGGTTGCTCTAGCCGACTTAAAACCCGGAGACCTTTTTGGTAACCCGCCGGGTGTGTGGTATACCAAGGAGATAGCGCGCCTTCAAGGCTCTGTAACTTTTCACTGGGGATTATGGGTAAGTCCGGCAGACCTAGTAATCACTGAAAGTATCGGCAAGGGTACGGCTATTACACGATATGACTACGCTCAATCCTACATCTACAGAATTAAAGCCTTGCAGAACGTCTCGGTTCAGGATATCTTAAATGCTATCGCCGACTATGGCCGGTCCACCTACGGGATGAGCGAAAACTTATCGACTGTCTACCGATATCTTTTGGATTACTGGCTACCGCAATATCCATGGGAAGGACCACCGGTGCCTTCTTTCTTACCCGGCTGGCCGTCAAGTTGGGCCACACCCACTGACTATTCATTTTCCAAACCTTTCAATACTCCGGTAAACTGCATTGAATATGTTACTCTGATTGCCGAAAGACTGGGCTATGAAATCCTACCACCAGGGGAAATAGTGGTAGAAAAAAACCTTGAAAATTCTCCGCTGCTGGATTACCTGGGCATACTTCAAATACCTCAAGGGACACCAAGCTATTAGGGACTTGACAAACTTTCGGAAATATACTAATCTATTATCTGCGGATGTCGAACACAGTGGACGGAGATACTTGAAATTAGAAAGTAAACGAGAGAAATCCGCGAAATCTAATAAACCATAACTTAATCGAAAACCCGCTGTGGCGCCGGTTGAAATATACCGTATATCCTGAAATATGGAGTTAAAAACAAAATGGCTGTTGCATTGACTAATGCGGGTAACGCAATCGTCTACTCTGCCGTACCGTGGTCGCACCGACTTTTTAGTCTCAAAACTCGCAGCTTCCCGAAAGGGGCTGTACCTGCTCACTTGATGGGCTACCTGTTCACACGAGGCGGTGTGCCTGCAAAATGTGCACAGGAGACACAGGGTAAGGCCGGAGCTGCACGTATCCACTCGATGAATTCTTGTGTGAGCTTGGCACTTAAACGCGGGCGGTAATCTTAGTCTCAATTACTTAACTTGATATTTAAGCCGTAGCCTCAAAAACTACGGCTTAAATTTTTTATTACAGTATTGAATTTAGTAATAACTCGTGGTATAATAATGTCAAAAGGAGTGTGAGCAAAAATGGAAATGACAACAAAAGAGGTAGCAGAGAAATTAGGCGTGGGAGATGGAACAATCAGGGAAATGTGCCAAGATGAAACTATCAAGGCACACAAAGTACCAAATATCTATCATCCAGAAACGGGTTCATGGGTCATAGACAGTGCTGATTTAGATGACTATTTTAGAAGAAAGGGAGTGCCTAAATGTAGGATATTGAGTGAGGTTGATAAAGCTTACCTAGCCGGCCTGCTTGACGGTGAAGGATGTTTCACGAGTTTTATCACACGCAAACCCTACTATAATAGACCAAACGGGAAAAGTGGATGGTCTTATTCTACGATGTATTTCATCCAGATTATAATGAAGGACGAAGCACCGATAAGATGGTGCTATGAATTAACTGGAATAGGTCATTTTTTTATGAGAAAACGCCTAAAAGAAGGTTGGCAAGACCTGTATGGCTGGCGAGTAAGTTGTGCTCCAGCGTGTGAGGTAGTAACGCAGATACTACCCTATCTTAAAGCAAAACACCGACAAGCTGAGATATTCTTAGCACTAAGGGATAGAGTAAGAGCACAGAGATTTTACAGAACAGGCACAAATGGCCATTCACGAATGCCAGAGGAAGAATTAATTGAGAGACAGAAATTAATCACCGAAATCCACGAACTGAATAAAAGAGTTGGTAAAATACGCCGAACGGAATTCATTGATAACCAAACAGCCTCTTGACTTCTACCCCCCCCCTTATATAATCTAGTCAATAGATATTAGGAGGTATTTCAATGGTAAAGAATGTAAAGTATCCACATGTATCAGGCGGACGGAGCTATCTAATTGAAGGAGCGAAGGATTCAGCAAAGAAGATATTAAAACTAAATAATAGCTGGAGTATCAGATCGGCTGTTGACATTGCTGAAAATTCCTCAATGCGCGATTACCCTGAAATAAGGGCAAAGCTCAGGCAGATGCTATCTATTGCTTATGAAGTGGACAAACTACTTGAGAATATCCAGAGTCAACCAGAAGATATTGAGGCTATGCGTCAAAAATACGGGCCAAACTACGGAAGATGATTCTGTTATAATAGGGGTATGACACAGACAAGTTTAGATAATGCCGTCATCGTATTAAGAGAGTCCCGTAAGGGAAAGGACAAAACACCCTGGTTAGAATCTTATCGATTACCCTTTGCGATTGCTTCACGGGCCGCGGCCAACGAACTAAAAAATAACCCGTCCCTCCAGAAGTTATCCGGAGCGGAACGGGTTAAAGTTTATAATAATTTAGTCAGTAAGATACTCAAACCAGATTAGTCCAGAAAAGGTTTTAGTAATTTCGACCGTTTACGATATCTTAACTCTCTCAAGGCCCTTGCTTCAATCTGGCGAACCCGTTCAATGGTGACACCAAACTCCTTGCCCAGTTCTTTATACGTGTGTTCGTCCTGTCCATCCAATCCAAAACGCAGTTCAATAACTTTTTGTTGTCTTGGTGTTAAGGTACCCAATATTCGAGGCAATCTGTTACGTAATACATCGTTATCCGCTTCCTCAATTAAATCATCTTCCGGATTATAAGAAGGTAATAATTTTTGTGATACTTCTGATAGATAGACTATCTCCGGCTCACGTAATTTGACTTCACGCTTGGCAAATACGTCATTTCGTACTGCATTAAGTAAATACTCCGGGAAAAGATAATCACCTGGTCTTCCCAACACACCAACTATATTATCTATCTCATTGTTAGTCGGAACGCACCGTAAGTTCTCAATGGCTTGGAATCTACTTATAGGTATCCCCGCCAGTTTTGACAGTTCTATTTGTGTATAACCTTTCTGCTTCCTGGATTCCAACAGTCTCATATTAGTTGTAATTAAGCGTAGTCTTACTAATTCTTCTTCATTCATCCTTCACCACCTGCATCCCGGGTACTATTTTCTTCGCGGCATGTATCAACTTTATACTCTCAATCGAAGCCTCGGACAGTTCTTTTAGTTCATCGACCGTATATACCGGATAATTATTATGCGGTAGATGTAAGATACTAAACTGGCTCTGTACGACGAAGATTCTCTCATTATCCAGATTAGAACAGGTCCAGACACACCAGCCCTTGTTATTTAGTGCTTCCATGGTCCGTTCTACGGTACGTATGGCTTCACTTTGTTCAAGGGTGTTCATCTTTTACTATAGTGATACTCCGGTCACTTTCCGCAGCTACACTGAACATGTCATCTGGAATATTGAACATTAGCTTATACTGCCCCAGTTTTTTGGGCATAGTTACATCATAGGTGAAATTCTGGAAAGTTTTAGTCAAATGGACAGCCGACATAATACGACCGACCTTTTTTAACCCCATATAGTCAACAAAAACCTGCTTGCCTTTAGAATTTACCAGCCATATAGATAATGTGAGGTCATCTTCATCTTTCTCATAGTCCTCCGGTAATTTCAACTGGACCTTTAGGGTATGGGTACTACCAGCTATAAATGTAGGCATAGTTAGTCCTCCTTAGTCCATTGGTGCAATTACATTCTGGCTCTGGACGTAATATACGGGATTACCGTCCAGTCCTGCTTCACCTTCTAGTTTAGATATCTGCGTGACCACTGTTTTAATCCTGATTAATTTACCGAGTTTGCCATCATCGTCAACCAGCCGATATTCGTTAAAATCCTCTTTTTGAGTCGCATAGGTGACTGGTTTTGCTTCTACTTGTTTACCCTGATATGGTACTAACATTAGACCTCCTTCTTACTTAGCTTTCCGATTTTGGTGCATGAAATCTCAGGTGGTCTTTTATAATTTCTGGGTCATTATGAATAGTTGCCCAGCCTTCACATTCAGCAGCATCACAATCAAGGGGACAGGGCAAGGTAACGAAATTCTGGTCGTAAAATTCCCTGGTAATATGGCTACGTTCAATGTACCCCTTCTCAAATTCCTCTTTGGTTATCACCCTCTTGACGCGACATTCACCGCTGATAGTAGGATAAGCTGCATCAATCATGTATTCACCGTTTACCTTGAGAGTAGCTTTTGGATTATCCTTGGCGACTCCCTTTATTGCTTCAAGTGATTTTTCATATCCCTCTGGTAAAGAGGTTGCAATTTTAACCGTTCCGCCGGTAAAATTACCCGATATGACCGCATCCCCGCAAATCATTTTCATATAGAATACATTTCCTTCAACGGTTAAGTGGTCAGTTTGGACCGGCCCAAAGTAATATTTACCGTCGCCTTCTTTAGCGAATATTTTTATCATTGCTATGAGGGAATCCATACCATCTTGTTTACCGCGTTCATAGCTCTGTTCAAGTTTCTTATCGAGTGTTTTCTTCCTGATAATCATACCTTTACTTCCTCTTTCTCCCCTTCTGCCGGCAGGACCATAAAGGGTACATTGACCAGTGATAACTGGGGATGATAGGTCATGCGTATTAGAGTAGGTTTACCCTGGGGGTCAAATTTAGAAGTGTCCATTATTACGTCATTGAATAACCACTCGCCAGCCGAGAATTTGTGAACAGGCGTGTTTGTATCTGTATCATAGTCCGAACAAAAGAACGTATGAGATTTCATCTGTTGCATCCAGACTATCTCATACTTACGTTCTCTAAGGGCACTGACGAAGGGCTCATCACCTTCTTCTAAGTGATCGGACTTCCTACCTTTAATTTCTGCGGACGTATTTTGAATTGGCTCTCTCATTATTGCTCACACTCCTTTATTAACCTTTACCGCATCACCTTTCGGTGTAATCACAGGCGGCGTCTTTAGTATCACTGGATTGTTACCGTCTTTGTTAATCTCTGGGTTGCCACAATATAGACAGTAAGATAAAACACCCTTGTCCCTGTCGGTTACCTTTTTGCTATCATGTGGTGTGACTTCTTTACACTTGGAACAGTAAGACATTTTCATCTCTCAGCCTCCTCCGCCAGTGCCAGTTCTTTCTGTTTAATAATAATCTGAGATATTCTCTGCTCAGTGAGATGATATCTATGGCCTATATCCTTCAGGCCCATTTCATCCTGTTTCTCAATCCATAACTCAAATATCTCTTTATTACGCTTCTCTCGCCAATGCTTTGGCACATGACCCTTGATTTTCCTGAACGACATATCAGTCCTCCTTATTTTATCCCCATGCTCATATTCAACTGATGAGGTTACTAAATACCCTCTTGTGCCTTGCTTACTTCCGCAACAAATTTCCCAACTTGTTCTTTGGTGAGTTTTCCGAGCATAACGGTAAGCTTTTCGCCTTCGACCTGGTACATAGACCGCAAGTGAGTGGCTACTGCCACGTTGGACCATGACAGCAGCTTTTTAGACTGTAAAGTAGCCAGGGACTCTTTAACCCAGGTAAGGTTAAGCCCATTGGGTAAAATGGTATCAGCTGGCGGAACATCGGCTTGTACAATTTTGTCCCAATCATCGTCGCTAGTAGTTTCGGTTTTCCCTTTACCTTTAGCTAGATGTTCGCTAATTGTGAGGATAGCATCATCAAGATTTTTACCAATATCTACCCATTCCTTCATGGATTTAACATTGAGTATGGCGTGCACCTGGTCTTGGCTCAAGCCCATATTCTTGGTGCTTGTCCAGAAACGAGACCAGTCCTCATTTGGTCGTTGTTTACCGGTAAATAATTTCCTTAAAGCACTCCCCACGCTCGGTAATGACTTAGCAGCATCCACCTCGCTACGCTTCGCCGCCATTTGTGCTATCGTGTTTACCAGCTCTCCATATTCGGGATTTATAATCCGGTAGGATATATCATGGTCGTCACCGCGAGTTTTTAATGTGGCTATTTCCTCAGATGAGTAGCCAAAATTCTGCGGGTCCCTGACCCACCGATATTTATTCTTAGGCTCCATGGTAGAGGCAGACCCAATACCGCTGCCAACTACCTGCTGGCTTTCCCGATTAATGAGCTGTGTTTCAATGGTATAGCTTATCAGTTTATCGGTTTCTTCGTGAAATAGGACGTTGTGTTTGGGATAGCAGTTGAAGGCATTGGTAATCTTTTGCGCGCCCGGATCAAATAAACCCTCACCAGGTATTCCCGGTAGTTTCCCGTAATCAACATCCTTTTCCAAGACTTTAGATACTAGCTTTTCGGCCATCTGCATATTGGAGATGGTAACGGCGATTGCCTCCTCCGTCAGTTTTATGGGTAGTGGTTTTGTTTCGGTAATTTCCTGGGTGTCCCTTATTGCTAAAGTTCTTTCATTCATTGCTCACACTCCTTTTACTTAATCCCCATCGTCATATTCAACTGGTGAGGTTTGGTTATAGTTTTAGCAGCTCTCTTTAGTTCTTTCTCCCGGACTAATATTTCCATGCTCCGTTTGTGCAGTACCGCAATACAGCCCTCTACTTCTTCTTTGGAATTCGCCATGTAGTAGCCCGGGTGTTTACCGGAGACAGATGACAGAATAGGCCATTTCAAACTTATTAAAAGTCTGATTTGCTCACGGATTAAGCGGTCATCTTTCTGGCCGAGCCACTTCGCCAGCATCTTCCCGGTGACAGCATTCTCTTTACTGTAGTTCAAGCGCTCTATAATCATTAACTGAAGTGGGGTAAGATTGAGACTGGGCATTCTATTTCACACCCCGACTGGATTTGATGGTTTCGTATGCCTGATTAAGCCGCTTAAATCTTTCCGGATCACCACCCTTGTCCGGGTGATAATACATACTCTTTTTACGGTACAGGTCATTAATTAAATCAATAGGGTCATCGGGACTGGCGCCAAGAAAATCATAGGCATCCAGGAGTTCCTCTTTACGATTCGTCCCACTATTAGTCGGGACGATTTCCTTACCGCCGCTCAGACCGGAATAGGCAACTCCATTGTCCTCGGCAATCCGCATCCGGTCCAGGAATAAGAATATCTGTCGGAGGTTTTGGGCCCGTGAGGGAAAAGCACGACAGGATACCTCTTGCCACTTAGTACCACGCATATAACGTACAATAGCACCGGGCATCCGGCTGCCGAATTTACTCTCATCCCATAGTATCTCGGTTTCAGAGCGGTCAATACCCCACTTCTCAAACATACGCCTTATTTCGGTCCGGGTAATGTCTACGTCTACTGTCTTCTTCAACGCTCATTACACTCCTTCTTTATAATCCTGCCGGAAGCTGAGGATTTCCGTTATGCCACCTCAGATGTGCTATGTGGAGAGATTTTACGTTTCGCTGAGCACTCGCTAACCACAACCCAAACATGCGAAATTCGGGATACTCTCTCTCAAATCACTAGCGTCTACTCTTACGTCTATTCCGCCACTTCCGGCAAGCCACCATAACCATCCTGCTGAATATTACTACTAAACAAGGTGAATGTCAATAGTTCTGACAAATATATTCACCAGTAATATTATTATCGGGGTTTTACCAAGTCACTGGACTAATACTGGACTAATTTTGTGTGACAGGAATTTTTTCGTCCACTTAGCTTTAGATTTTGTCAAAAGACACTAATATTATAAGTCGTTTTTGACAAACTAACTCTGGGAAAAGTGAAAACTCGATTTTACTAATTTTATTATCGGGGTTTTACCAAAACTGTAACTTGCGCAAAAACGCAAACTGACTAATTAATGCTTGAGCGAAATATTTTATGGAATATTTTTACTGTATTTTATTGAAGCTGGTATATTACCGGTGGGGGAATAGAACTGAACTTCTTCTATTTCTGGTTAATCCTCTGTTTTATACCAATCTGGTTTTACCCCGATATAAACAGGTGGCATATCTTTTCCTTCAGGGGTTTTGAACTGGTCAGCCGTAGGGTCAATGATTATTCCTTTATATTCTATCCAGTAGTGGTCCCAATCCCCAACCGTACCTTCTACCACTTCACATTGATACCCACTAAAACTTAGATAACCCGCTAGTGCGCTGGAAACCGCAAAACACCATGCCTTTGATGATTTATTGCCTAGTATACCCTGCCGAAAGCCAGTCGCTATACGGCGGATTTCATTTTCCTTTGCTACAGGAATCAAACTCTTACTTTTGGGTATATGCGGGTAAAGCGGTTGCTTACCCATATTCCTTACGAGCCTTTTCCTTCCAGTATTTGATATTCTCTACCGTCATTTTAGACGAGTGACAAACGTAGCAAAAGATTCCTTCGTTATGTAATGGTCTACCACAAACCACGCATGTGCGAACCTTCTTACTCTTCGTTATATGCGGGTAGAGCGGTTCCTTACTCATTAAATTGCTCCTTTTTTCTTCATGGGCCTGTATCCTATAGAGAATCTTCTTCCAGCACATATTTACTAACAACTCACCTAGATATTACTACGTCCAGTTCTTTAAGGCAACTATCCGTTAGAACTATTATTCATAATTCAAATCCACATATCTAGTGGTTTTAGCAAGGTCTTTAACAATACTTGGCTCAACCGTCCAGTACCGTTCTTCCCTTTTCCATTCAGTAATGCAACCGATAACGCCTCTTGTCTCTAGTGACCCTACTTTAAGAGACGCCTTCGGCAATCTTTCGTCAACGAGTCGAGCTGCCTTAAAAAGTGCAAGTATGTAAGCACATGATCCTACATACTTTGATGCGAATAGATATTTTCCTTCCTGTTCTATTGCTATAATCCAACTAGACGACATAATTATCTCTCAACTATCCCCTAGAACACCCGCTACGTGCCCTTATTTTGGGTCTGGTAGGGCGTTTAGGGTGGCGCAGGTGGTTCTCTACTCCCAGAACATCTTTTAGCGGCAATTTCACATGATTTTTCATCACTGTCTATGCCGATGGAAATAAATCCACGTTCGCCGGCGGCTACTAAAGTTGTCCCGCTACCGCAGAACGGGTCCAGAATTATTCCGTTAGGCGGGGTTATCAATTTTATAAGATACTTCATAAGAGCAAGGGGCTTCACGGTGGGGTGATTATTCTTAACTAAATTAACACCCCGATTTCTAGGATTATCCCCACCTGGATTACCAACTTTCCGTGATTCATCACTCTGGCTTGGTTTTATATCCTCTAACCCGCTATCTCTTTCGCTTCTTGAGGCTTTAGGTACGTATATAAAGCTCCTCGGTTGCATATCCTGTTCACACTTCATAAAGAAACGGGCCGCGGAACCAGAATCACCAAAGCCGCTCATTTGAGTCCCGGCAGGACGGCTTTCAGCACCATAGGCGGCACCACTATTACCACTATGCCTTATACCCGGCTTGCCACTCTTAGTTTCAGGAAATAAATCCATTACTTCTTGACTACCATCGTGGATTAAGTTGGCAGGGAAACGACCTTCAGGTGACGAGCCAACTCTCTTCCCAGCATACCCGCCTTCATAAACATTCTTGGCCATCTTATCTGACGACCAATCACCCTTACCACCTAATCTTGAGTCATCAATTTTAGGGTCAATCGGTATCCTGCACTCATCAATATTTATTCCCCCTGTCCCATATTTTAGAACATTCTCGGCTACCGTCTTTTCTAATAATGGTTTACGTGCCATACAAATTGGTTCGTGGGCAGGTTTTAACGAAGTCCCACCTATATCTTTTCTAAGATTTCCACATTTGGGACAGAAATATTTGCCATCAATACCCCATCTTGAATTTTTATCTGGACTTTTATCCGAGATAATATTTTTGCTGTTAGGGATTCTACCTTGCTGTGGCAACTCCGACACAATCCTACTTCTGCATAGTTCTTGGTTATTACAAGTGCATAAACTTATGCTATATTTTTTACTTATTTGCTTTGATATATCCAGACTTTTCGGAAAACCTTGGAAATAAATCCATTCCACCATATCCCTGATTTCAAATCCCGCATCTTCTATCGCACAAGCCATGCGGTGATAAGTCCGGCTGCCGCCGAAACTTAATAGGTATGCGCCTGGCTTCAGCAACCGTAAGCACTCGCTCCACACTTTCAAATCATAAGCTACGCCGCTTTTATCCCACGACTTGCCCATAAATCCAAGTTCATAAGGCGGGTCAGTGACGACGGAGGCAATATAATTAGCAGCTAATTGCGGCAGGATATTCTGGTTATCACTGAAATAAATAGTGCGCCATTTATCCTGATAATAAGGGCTGTCGGGTAGTTCTAAATTATTCCAAATCACTTATCTCACTCCCTTACCTTATAAACTTAAATTTGCCTGTACTTTCTTTTCCACGGTGACGATGGTGTCATTGTGCCCGGCGCCATGACAGACCAAGAGCACTTCTTCCAGACTATAATGACGGTTTATTCCCATACCTCCACTATTCCAGCCGAAGCATATAACAATACCTTCCGGCATTAGAATATCATCAATGACATCCTTCTCAGCTTTCCACGATGCACTTCTCAATGCCTCAAGTC